TGGTATAATGAAAAACAAGTAATCAAATTAGTGGAGGATAGATTGCTATGAATATATTTTATTTTGATGATAGTCCAATAGCTTCAGCACAAGCACAGCCAGATAAAATGCTAGTAAAAATGCCATTGGAAACAGCACAGATGTTATGCACAGCACATAGAATAGTAGGTTGTGAAGATTATTGTAATGAACATGGCTTGTATAAAAAAGCTTATTGGAATCATCCATGTACAGTATGGGCAAGAGAATGTAGTGCTAATTATCTTTGGTTGTATGCTCATTTTTTAGCATTAGGTAGCGAGTATAAGTTTAGATATGGTAGAGAACATGCAAGTATAACTAAACTAAAAATTCCTTTAGTTAGATTACCTGCTAATATTAAAATGGCACATGAAAAAACACCACTAGCACAGGCTATGCCTGATGAGTACAAAAATGATGACCCTATCAAAGCATATAGAGATTATTGTACCCATGAAAAACATTATGCTAAATGGGAGAAAGGTAGAGATAAACCAGAATGGTGGACATTGGAGGTCGCGTGAAAACAATTTTAACAAAAGAAGAATATAAAGAATTTGCAGTTAATGTAGATAGATTAAAACAGTATGAGAACATTTCAGTTCCTCATGCAGTAGAGTTCAAGGGAGATAATGTAGAGGTATCTTTATTAGGAGATATTGATATAATTAAACTTGATAATGTGTTAGAAAAAATTAATTTAGGGGTTGACAACTACAGCCGAAAGAGTTATAATACATCTAACGAAAACCAAAAGCCAATAAGGAGGAAATAACTATGGCAATACAAGAAGGAAGAGCCTACTGGGCTAGTATAACATCTCCTAATACTAGATTTGAGCCTGTTTATACAGTTGATTTAGTGTTAGAAGATAGTGTCGCAGATGACTTTGAAACTAGAGGATTTAAAGTAAAAAATCTAGTTATAAATGATGAGTCTGTTGGCAGAGCTATCAATATCAAAAGAAAGGTAAACAAAGCTAATGGAACTGGACAGAATAAAGTTCCAATGTTAGTTGATAAAAATAAAATGCCTATGGATGAATTGATAGGTAATGGGTCACTTGTTAGAGTTCAATATAACGAGTGGGAAACTGAAAATAGATTTGGACATTTCAAAGGTCTAGATTTACAAGGAGTTCAAGTTTTAGATTTGATACCTTATAAATCTGGAGATGGCGATGAGTTTGAATCCATTGAAGGAGGAGAAGAATTTTGATAGTCACTATTAATAATTCAGAGGGAACATTTACTTATGATGTTTCTAAAGTAAAAGATAACGATATAAGAACTCAAGCTACTGTTATGATAAATAAAGTAGGTCAGCTTGAAGTCTTATTAGAAGCTTTAAACTTTACCAGTTCTACACACAGGGCAAATCTAGAAGCCCTCTTAAAAGATTGTCCTGAATCTTTGGTAGAGAATAAAGAGGAAGAGGTCGCAGAAGATACAACAGATTCTGAAGACTAATTCGTATCTCCAAGTGAGAGGTGTGCAGAAAAGTGGATAGCACTTAAAGTATAAATCCAGTTTGATTGCTTCCGACAATCATATGAACAACGCCTCTCCATTTTAATTCAACGAGGGTAAATTATGCAGAATACATTTGTAAAATATCACTTGCCTTGTAAACAATGTGGCAGTAGTGATGCAGTATCAGTAAACAAAGATGGCTCGGCTAAATGTTTTAGTTGTAATCATTTTTATTCAAACTATGAGGGTAATATAACATCAATGGAAAATTATAAAAAAGAAAATGTAAATGTACATGGAGGTATGTTTGCTAAATTAATAGATAGAGGTATCTCAAAAGAAACAGCAGAAAAATTTGGAGTTAAAGTTGTGTATGATTCATCAGGTCAGTTAGCACAACATTTATATCCTTTCTACATTAACAATGAGCATTGTGCTACAAAAACTAGATATATTAAAGATAAAAGATTTGCATTTAATGGCTCATTATCTGGAACAGGATTGTTTGGTCAAAACTTATTTAAAGAGGGTGGTAAGTATTTAACCATAGTAGAAGGAGAATGTGATGCAATGGCAGCCTACGAACTTTTAGGAAGTAAATGGGCTGTTGTATCAATTAAAAGAGGAGCAGCTTCGGCTGTAAAAGATGTTAAAGAAAGCTTAGAATATGTAGAGAGCTTCGACAATGTTGTTTTATGTTTTGATAAAGATAAACAAGGACAAGAGGCTGCACAAAAAGTAGCTACTATTTTAAAACCCGGCAAGGCAAAGATAGTAACGCTACCTAATGGATATAAAGATGCCAATGATATGCTTAAACAGGGTAAACATTCAGAGTTTACAAGAGCTTGGTGGGACGCAAAACTTTATACTCCAAGTGGTATTATAAAAAAAAAAAAAAAAAAGAAATCTTATTTAAATAGAAAGAAAAAAGAAAGTATTCCATTTCCTTGGAAGGGATTAAACAAAAAGTTATATGGTTTAAGACAAGGAGAACTTGTAACTCTTACAGGTGGTACAGGTCTAGGTAAGTCTAGTGTGACTAGAGAGCTAGAGCATTGGCTTATCAATCAAACAGAAGATAATGTAGGTGTGATTGCATTAGAAGAAGATTGGAAAAGAACTGTTGATGGTATACTTTCTATTGAAGCTAATGCAAGACTTTACATTGACCAAGAACGAGAAAAGTTTGATAAAGAAACTATTATGCAAATGTTTGATAAAGTATTTGAGGAGGATAGGGTATTCATTCATGCACACTTTGGCACTAACGAGATAGATGACATCTTTGCAAAGCTTAGATATTTAATAGTCGGTTGTGATTGTAAGTGGGTGGTGGTAGACCATTTACATATGCTTGTTAGTGCTGTGCATGAGGGAGATGAAAGAAGAGCTATTGACTCCATCATGACTAGACTTCGTAGCTTGGTAGAAGAAACAGGAGCAGGTTTAATACTTGTATCACACTTAAGAAGAGTAGATGGAAACAAAGGACACGAGAATGGTATTGAAGTATCTTTATCACATCTTCGTGGGTCAAATAGTATTGGACAATTAAGTGATTGTGTGATAGCATTAGAAAGAAATCAACAATCAGAAGATGAGCTTGAAGCAAGAACTACAAAGCTTCGTGTATTAAAATCAAGATACACAGGAGATGTAGGTATGGCAAGTTCATTAGTATATGATAAAGATACTGGCAGATTATCTGAAGATGACATGTCAGAATTTGAGGTAGAAAATAATGGAACTAGTATTTGATGTAGAAACAGATGGACTTTATTTAGATGCTAAAAATATCTGGTGTTTAGTAGCAGTAGATGAAAACGATAAAGTCTATTCATTTAAACCAGATGAAATAAATAAAGGTATTGATTTATTAAAATCAGCAGATAAAATTATAGGACATAATATTATAGGTTTTGATATACCTGTAATTAAAAAATTAACAGGTGTAGATTTATATAAACACACAGAAGTATTAGATACTTTAACACTATCTAGATTGTTTCATCCTACTAGAGAGGGAGGTCACAGTTTAGAAAAGTGGGGATATAAATTAAACTATCTTAAATCAGACCAACCAGAGTTTGACAGTTATTCTGATGATATGTTAGAATATTGTTTAAGAGATGTCACTTTAAATAAAAAAGTATTAAACTATTTAAGAAAAGAAAGCGTAGGCTTTTCTAAAGAATGTATTGAACTAGAACATAAAGTCTGTAGAATATTACAACAGCAATATGAGAATGGATTTTTATTTGATGAAAAGAATGCTATGCTTTTACTTGGCTCTTTAAATAAAAGAAAACAAGAGGTTGAAGATGAAGTCCATGCTACATTTAAACCTAAATGGGTGGATGTAAAAGAAGTAATACCAAAACTAAAAAAAGATGGAACACTTTCTAAATCAGGACTAACTAATTTAGAATATAAAGAAAGAGTATCTACAAATGATACTACTCCTTTTGTAAGAAAAGAACTTAAAGAATTTAATTTAGGTTCAAGACAACAAATAGGAGAATATTTAAAAGATTTTGGATGGAAACCAAATAGATTTACACCGACAGGTCAACCTATTGTTGATGAAGGTACTCTTAAAAAGATTACGCATATACATGAAGCTCAACTTATTGCTGAATATCTTTTATTACAAAAAAGAGCAGCTCAAGTAGAGTCTTGGATTGATGCTTGTCATGATGATACTAGAGTACATGGTAGTGTAATATCTACAGGAGCAATTACAGGAAGAATGACACATAGAAATCCTAACATGGCTCAAGTTCCTGCTGTTTATAGTTCTTATGGAAAAGAATGTAGAGCTTGTTGGACTGTACCAGAAGGATATAAACTTGTAGGTATAGATGCAAGTGGATTAGAATTAAGAATGTTAGCACACTATATGGCTGACAAGGAGTATATAAATGAAATTATCAACGGAGACATTCACACAACTAACCAACGATTTGCTGGACTTAAATCAAGAGATGAGGCAAAAACTTTCATCTATGCCCTCATATACGGAGCAGGAGATGAAAAAATTGGCAGTATTATTAGAGGAAACAAAGAAATAGGTAGAGAGTTGCGAGAACGCTTTTTTACTAGTTTACCAACACTTAAGTCTCTTAAACAACGAGTTGAAAGAGCTGCTAAAAAAGAATACTTAAGAGGGTTGGATGGTAGAAAAATATATGTAAGACATAGACATGCTTCTTTAAATACTTTATTACAAGGAGGAGGAGCAATAGTAATGAAAAAAGCTATGTGCATACTACAAGACTTAATAAATCTTAATACTTTAGATGCAACATTTGTCGCTAATATACATGATGAGTGGCAACTACAGGTTAAAGAATCACAAGCAGATTGTGTTGGTAGATTTGGTGTTCAAAGTATTGAGGAAGCAGGACAACATTTTAATATGAGATGTCCACTAACAGGAGAATATAAGATAGGAGGAAACTGGAGTGAAACCCATTAAAGATAGTAATAGAAAGGGAGACTTTGCAGAATATTATGCAGTAACTTGGTTATGGGATAATGGTTTTGAAGTCTTTCAAAATTCAGGCTGTACAGGACCAATAGATATGATAGCTGTAGATAAAAAAGGAGTAGCTACTTACATAGATGTAAAGACTATTCATGTTGGTCCAAAGAGTGAACCTCATAGAGGATGTAAAAAAACTAGAACTAAAATACAAAAGAAATTAGGAGTTAAAATATTAGGATTTAATCCTGATACCAGAGAACTTCATTTTATAGGACATAAAGATAATGAGTAAATATAAATCAGAAGCAGGTCATTGGTATGACCATGATGGAGAACCTATGTATACAATCATAGGAGCTAATGGTAAAGAAAGAAATACAACTTTAAGAGATGCTAAAAACATGGGTCTTGTTCCCTCTGTGACAACAATTATAGGTCTAGCAGCTAAACCCTCTTTGGAAAATTGGAAGATTACACAGGCTTTACAAGCTTCTTTAAGTATAGATAAGAATGACCCAGAGTATATAAACAAATGTAAAAATGCAGGTAGAGAAGTAGGTATGAAAGCTGCCAAACAAGGTACAAAAATTCATGCTCAAATTGAAAAGGGATTTTTAGGTAAAGGAACAAGCAAACCATATAAAGTTATTAAGTCTTGGTTAGATGAAAACTTTCCTAATGAAGAATGGATAGCAGAAGCTTCGTTCTGTGCTGATGAAGGATATGGTGGTAAAATAGATTTGTATTCTAAATCTGGAATCTTTATTGATTTTAAAACAAAAGATAATCTTGAAGGTAAAGACCCTAGTAAGTTAGTATATGATGAACATGGTATGCAACTATCAGCGTATGCACAAGGTTGTAATATAGAAGAACCTGAAAGAGTATCTATCTTTGTAGATAGAGCAGATACTACTTTAGTTTTACCTCATATCTGGGAGAATGAATCACATTATAAACATAAAGAAATGTTTAACAGCCTACTAAATTATTGGAAGCTTGTTAAAAACT